TTACAAAACTAGGTTGAATGTGTTGAGGTCTATGTGTAATATTCCATATTGCAAATTTAATAGAATGCCCAAAGCTGTCATTTCGAAATTTGGGTATGATGTTAATAAGATTAATGAAATAATTGACCAGACCCTTAATAGTAAAGTAGGTGGCACTGAAACCCCAGTTCGTCAACTTGATGAGACCATCCAAGGTGCCACAAAATCTGGGGATGGTTACAAAATTTATAATTTTAATGATAAGCGTGTAGTAGAGATTTTTGTTTGTTTTAATAGTTATGTTAAAGATATTTATATGTGTAAGTTTGTTTTAGAGTTAAAATATAATAAAAATGGGAGACCTGTTGATGTGTTAGTGTCATTAATCAAATCTTATGGGAAGACACCCGGTCAACATTTCTGTTCTCCTTTCCTCTTGTCTTCACGTCTCGACACAAGACAATTTTCTGCCAAAGTCCTGTTAGCGTCAATCCTTGACAAAGTACCTGATTACTCATACTTTTATGGGTTATATTTGGGTAAATTATTCAGTCAACGCTTAACAGTGGCTAGGTCAACTGTCTTTGCTGCGTGCCAACAGTACCTCAACTACATGAAAAGCAAGGTTGGGTCAACTGTGTCGAGCCCTGTGAAATCCAAAGTCAACAAAATATCAAGACCCATTCACAAGTATTCTGTGATGCATTTTGTCACTAGAACTGGGTTTGAATATTTTGTCATTCGTTTTAATGATGGTAGGGAAGTGAGGATTAACAATTCTAGATTTGCCATCAAAGAGATGTATAATGCAACCCTTGATAGGGGGTCGTTTTACATCCATCCCAAGTGTTACACTCCAAATTGGGAAAGATTTGAGTCCTGTGGCAACAGATACTGCTGGATTCCTGCTTTCGGCAAAGCTAATATGAGAATGCCCAGAGATTTAGTCCCTTACCCTGAGATGAATTATGGGTATTTATTGCAGTGTGGTTTGGAAAAAGTTTTAGCTGGTAGGTTGATGAGGGTTAGGGATGATTATTTTCACTTTGACGTCAACTACAACATCAAAGGATCTATGGTGAGATATGGTAGTAAGATTGGTGTTAAGCTTGATAATGATTTTGATGGTATAATAAAAAATATAGAGATTTTGTATGATGATATCAGTGCAGGTATAATATCAGGGTCAAATCTGCGAAGCGACAACCCATTACTCAACACAATAACCACCAGGCTGTCGAATCAGATTAATGATCAATGCAACAAGGCAAAGGATTTGGTGATACCCACTTGTATGACTAGTAGACAAAAGCGGGAATTAAGTGAACTTTTTCCCGAGATTAACTTTGATTTCACCGAGTCCACTTTCTCTACTCATGCTCTAGCCACAGCCATGAGACATGCTGAAAATTATTTGTTGGCTAGGAAGTGTGGTTTTAGGGATTTTGTTGATGCAGGTGGTGATATTACTCATTATCTAGGTAAAATTGTATCAGGCGTGCATGTTTGTACTCCGATAGTCGACGTTAAAGATGCTCACAGACACATGACCAGGAGTAACAAACTAGACAAAATGATTGGTGTTTGTGAAAAAGCTGATATGTGCGACAAACTAACTCAGAATTGCAGAGTTGAGAAACCCAACATTATAGCCGTTCAGGTATATGATATGACATTGGAGGACTTCGCTCGAGCTTTGGTGTCACACAAAGCGAAAAGAGTGGATTTCACCATGATTATTCCTCCTGAGATTTATGATGAAGATTGTGATGTTAGTTTGTTTGATGACTCTATTAAAGTCAAATGTGAGGGGAATAAAGTACAGTATTCTTATGGTGACAGTGGTGAAATCTATCAACATGACAGGGAGAACTTGAAAAGAATTTTGACGACACAGATTTTTGAAGTGGACGGGATGATCTTCAAGAAAACCCTTGAAACGTCACGTAAACAACTTCATTTTTATTCAGTTGTCGAATGCTCCGATATGATGAACGGTAAATATATCACCGAGACTCATTATACAAGGTCAGAGTTGGACAAATTATGTATAAGAGTACCTGTTGAAAATGAGGCACGGGTTGTCGAGCACATGAAGATAAAGATGGATAAATCCTGTTTTCACAACCTGGTAGAATATGCTATGAACACAGTATTGAGGTTAGATGAGAAAGCATTTGAATACATTTTGTCTCAATACAGGGCTCGAAAATCTATTTCGATCAGAGGTGGTAAGGTTACGCAGGTTGGAGCCGACATGCATCCGAAAGCTGTGGCAGGTTTGATTGGTGCTGTAGCTGGTTATGGTCTGCGATTGCGAGAACAATCACATAAATCCGCAAAAGTTGCTTATTCTGAGTATTACACACCATCGCTTTTCCGTATGTTATGTAAGATTGTTTCTTATGTAATGAAGAGGTTGTGTAGCTGGACTCACGAGTTCTTAAATGAGGTGTTGAAGTATGTGACACCAAAATACATTTATAGTGAAGTGACTGCTAATCAATGTGGTGTGTATGAATATATAGGTGAATATAGGTTTAAACAGACCGTGAATATAGTTGGCAAGAGAAACGAAAGGAGGATTCTGTCCGACAGTTATGAAAAATTTAAGAAATACAGTGAGAAGGTGTATGAAAATCTCGACACCCATACTTCTGATAAGGAAGAATTATTCACCCAGGATATTCAGAAAACGTTGAATGATATTTTCGATCTGGGTGGTGCTGGGAAGTCTATGCCTACTCCTAGTGTCAACATCCAAATGTTACCATTCAACGTTTATAATAAGATCTATTCATTGTTGTTGGGTTGGTTGAAGGATGATAAGAGAACGGCAAGGTATACCAACTATATTTGTGGAATTTATGATTATTATAAAAATTTTTCACATTCAACTTATGATTTCGTTGTAAATATTTTGAAGGAGATATTTTTAGCCATAAAGAACGGTGTGGTAAATTTTTCTCAAAAAGTTGCAGGAAATCTGAAGAGAGCTGCATCGACAATGAAAAATTTGATAAAAATGAAGAACACCAATTGGGAAAAAGACTTGGATGATATGCTTAAGAAAACAGATGAAATGTTCGGAGTTGATACGCATGAACAGAGGAATGACTGTTCATCTGTTTCAAATGGTGGTATCTATGAAGGATTGGACAAGTTGTTTGATATCGGTAATGAAGGGGGTTCTGGCAGGGTTAGTTCAAAAATAGGTGTGGTTTGTGACAAGTTAATTTTGAAGGCAAATCAGTGTTTGCTTAATGTCAAAACATTTTGCACAGCCTTTGTTGAATCACTAATAAGTCTGTCCGGTCGTTGTGCTGTGAAGACTAAGGAATTCAAAGTTTTTGTGGGGAAAATCGTTGAACAGTTGATGGAAACATCATCACTGATAAGAATAGTCGACGGTGTAGCTTTCACTTTTGTCAATCTTTTTATGGCATTAGTGTTAGGAGAGATAAATTTTATTCGCTTATTCTTAGCCACGTGCACTTTCCTCTACCTCAGACATTCGAAAGCAAGTGTTAAATGGGTCGGTGATTACGTGTTAGGAGACGCCGCATCAGCCCTCATCGCGAACCCAGGCTATGCAGGTCTCATTATGGCCCCAGTCACTTTAATAGCGGGTAGGGTTGTGGGATTGGAGTTGAAAAGTAAGTGTACGAGATTCATTAAAGATGAAGAAAAAGCATTAAATATGGTCGCTAGTGAAGTTAATAATAAATATTACTTTGATTGGTTGAGACCTGAAATTGTTAAATCTTTAATAGGTTTTTCTGTGATTCTGATGCTGTTAGCTCCGAGATATGGCATAAGTATGATCATATTTTTTATGTTGTTGAATGATTATGTTAAGTATCTTAGGAGTTACTGTGTCAGAGCCAATATCATGTTAAGCTATGGTAGTGTGTTGAAGAGAACGATACCATCAGGGAGATATAAAGCACTAAAGAATATCTTCGTCAAAAAATTTGACACGTCAATATTCTCGGCCAAGAAAGAAGAAGGTGTTAATGGGGGCGACGAAGATGATAACAATGATGTCATTTGTAGGGTGGGTATGAAACCTGACGATGATGATGTTGAAGTTGAATTGGGATATGATGGGAAAGAAATAGTGAACGAGAGCAAACATGCAAATTGGGGTTCTGAGTCGAATTCTACAGAATCACCAGAATGTGTGGACGGTTTAAATTTTTCTTTACTAAAACCGTCAACAGACAGAACCCAAGTCAATTGTTCTGTCCATTTCTCCCTAAGTCATGCTTTGTTAGATTTTCCGCTGACAAATTACCATGACTTTGTACCGACTGGTGATGATTTTATTGATTGTGTTAGTGAATTTTACCATTTAGAAGCTAAGAAGTTACATGATGAGTTAGGAAGAGTCAATAATGCCGTTAGAGTTTACTTTGAACACAGTCTTGAAAAGAAATCGGTTGGTGAAGCAGTGTGGGCCATGAGAAATTATTTCAATGATTCCTCTGTGTTTATTAACTTGAACGGTCTACATTGGCATAGGTTGGGTAAGGGCGATAAGAAAGTCACCAATGTCGAGGCTATGTGTAAATACACTATTGACAATGACTTAATGGACTTTACACAAAAATACTCAGGTGTAGTTTTCACTAGTGATGAATTTATGGGGATGTTCAGTAATAAGAGATGTCTAGCTTTAGAATCCATTTTGAGAACGAACCTGAATAAGGTGAAAGCGATCAGAGGAAGAGATGTAGTATTTTACAACAAACCCCCGGGTGCTGGTAAGACAACTGCGATCGTCTCATCAATGGTGGCTGATGTGAAAGGTGGTATAATATCCGTCGCTTTGACTCACACTGCCAGTGGTAAGAAAGAAATAGTCCATAAACTAAAGCAGCAAGGTGTGAGCGCAGCACAGAAAATGGTTTATACCTATGATTCTGTTTTGATGGCTAACACTGAAGCTAAGGTGGACAAAGTGTACTGTGATGAAATTTTTATGGTCCATGCTGGTGAATGGTTGGCGGTGATGAGCTTGTTTGATACAAACACGATCAGATGCTTTGGTGATAGAAATCAAATACCTTTCATCAATAGAGTACCACACACTATTTGTAGATACCATAAAGATATGTATCTGTCATTTCCAACAGAAGATGACAACGTATCATACCGGTGCCCAGTAGATGTGTGCTACTTGTTATCAACTCTAACTGATGAGGCCGGTAATTTGCTGTATCCTAATGGTGTTTATCCTGCTGGCAGCAACCGGAATGTGTTTAGATCTATGGAGGTTGAACCAATTAACAGTGTGCATGACATAACGCATGACGTTAATGGTAAATGTATATCTTTCACCAGGCCAGAGAGAGAGGAGGTAGACATGTCTGTTCAGAAGAGTGGCATTAATGGAATGTCAGTTCAAACCGTGCATGAGGTACAAGGTGGAACTTTCCCAACTGTCTATCTACATAGACTAAGGAAGTATGACAATCCACTTTATGAAAATATCAATCAGTTTGTTGTCAGCATATCGAGGCACACTGAGAAGATGAAATATAGAGTCATAACAGACAAGATGCACGACAAGATAGGAGAAAGAATCAGTGCTATTTCAACAGTTCAAGATTACATAATGAAAGAATATATGTTTAAACAGCGCGTTTAGCACTTATAACCTCCGAGTAGATCATCCCAAATCGGCATCTTGTTTCAGCAGACCACCGGCATCTCATTTCCAGGCTATAAATGATTTTATGAATCTCATTAATCCTAATATTGGAGCTTATGAGTACATTCATAGAACATTACTTTTTGAATTTCACGATTTTGAGTTGCCATACCTTGAAGATGTCGACGTGAAGATGAATAAGGGTAAGGTTTACACACCCGGTGAGTTTATTATTACGAATCTACTCGGAAAAGGTGAAAGAGCTCGACCTAACACTTGGAAGCAAGCCCTAATTTCATTGTCTAAAAGAAATTTTTCAGCGCCCAGGGTGAATGAAAAGTTAGATGTTTTAACTACTGCTGAGAAATTATGTCAGGGGCTGTTTAGGTGTTTCAATTTTTCGAAGTTATGTGAACATTATGATCCAGTCGTGCCAGATATGAACAAGTTAGGAGAATGGTTGGCTTCAAGGGATGGGTCAAAATTTGGTAAATTGAAGAGAAGTTTAAACCACACACTTTTGGTAGATCAGTTTCAACCATTGAAATTCATGATCAAAGCAGATATGAAACCAAAAATGGACATGTCTAGTTATTCAACTTACGATCCACCAGCTAACATAATCTACTATCAGAATGTTGTAAATCTCTTTTATTCACCTCTTTTTCTAGAGATTTTCGACAGAATCACCTACTGTCTCAGTCATAAGGTGATAATGTATTCTGGTATGAACCTTGACGATCTAAGTGATTTGATAGCTGCCAATTTGACTCTTCCATTGAATTGTTATCACACCACAGAAATTGATTTTAGAATGTTTGACAAATCTCAGGGGGTTGTGTTTAAAGTGTATGAAGAGATGGTGTATAAAACTTTCAAATTTAGTGAAGAAATGTATGATAATTTCAAGTTCACAGAGTACTTCACTAGATACAAAGGAGATTGTGGAGTTTCTGGTGAATTGGGTGCGCAAAGGAGGACTGGTTCACCGAACACTTGGCTATCCAATACACTTGTGACTTTGGGGATATTAATGGCAGAATATGACCTTGATGATATTGAGCTCATTCTGGTTAGTGGTGATGATTCCTTGATTTTCTCAAAACGTCCACTACCGAATGTCACTTCTGAAATTAATCGCGATTTTGGGTTTGAAGCAAAATTCATAATGAACAGCGTACCATATTTTTGTTCAAAGTTCATATATCTAGACGGTGGGAGAGTTAGAGTGACACCAGACGCGCAGAGGATGTTCGAGAAGTTATCCACACCAATCAGACGAAGAGATTTTGAAGAAGGGATACTTCTGAAGGAACGATTCACATCATACAAGGATTTAATGATTGATTACATGAAGGACACGACATGTTTGCACGTGGACCATCTGCTCTCAATTAGACATAACATACCACCAATGAGTTCATACGCGGCATTAAGTTATATTCATTGTATGTTCGCCAATATGGTGGCTTTCAGGAAATTGTGGGACGAAAGGTTCAGCGTCAACATATAATAGAGTTTCATATGGCCTTTAACAATTCACGATGAATATTTATGTAAAACTTTCGATTACTCTTCTCAGACATTAATGTATTTTACAACAATATTTTACCTCTTGTTGGGTTTTATTTGTTCGATAATCATTGTTTGTTTAGTGTATCTGTGCCTCGACCTTATCTTTCGTTTAAGAGAAGTTAGTAGTCCCTGTGTCACAGTCCCCAACCACAGGAATATAGAAATAGCTTGACAAATGAATAATCGTAAATTTTTCGATAAGTTAGATAATATAGTTAAATCTTTACTGGATGGCAGTGATAGATATGACGACATTTTTGAAGATGTGAAAGATTGTCGATATTTCCTGTTCAGTTTAGATGATGACATAATATACGACCACAGGAACTATCTGAAGCTTTTGATCATAATTAAAGAAAAATCTCTCACCTTAGACCCAAGGTTGTTTAGAGAATTTTTCGTCACAGAGTATGATGTGTGTGCTTTAATAACCGAATTGAACACGTTGGAAATGTTGATTCATATAAATATATTATTGACGTGTTTCACTCGTCAAATGAACAATTCGCATTCTCAAACACTTAATGGAGAAAATGGGATGACCATCGGTGATCTTATAAGATTTTTTCTCTCCATTGATGTAGAACTCGAGCACACACATACATCAGTTTTGGA